GCATAAATAACTTTTGCCCGAACCTCTCTTGACCAACGTCACGTATAACCTTTAACTTTATGCCGTTTATCGTTACCTCGTTTGCTCTACGTATAGCCAAAGGGTTAAACTCTTTGTTTAAAAAACCCATTTCTGGCATAACCTTTATGCTAAACTCGTCACAAGGTAGGTTAGAGATTTCCTCGTAAGGTATCTCCGTCATAATGGATAGCAAACGTATTGCGTTTAGGTTATCCCCCCAACGTGACAACTGCACGTACTGACGCAGTGTAACCTCGTGCCACTCCGTTGGTATCTCGTACTGTTGCTCTTTAATTTGTATGGTTATCATTTTCCCAAAGGTTTAACGGACAGGTTGCACTCTCTAACTTCGCTTTTAACTTCATTATGCACCCACACAACTTAATATCTTTACCCTCTACCCTCACCACTTCGCCTACTACTGGTGTGCCACAGGTTATAATATCCAATAGCATCGTTTTACTAAACGTACAACGTTGGCACGTCTCAAACCTTTGTAACCAGTATTTGTAAATTAGGTCGCTCATTTTTTTAGTTACGTGGGTGGGACTTAAACCCACTCCTGTAAAATTACGGTTTTACTGTGCATCTCGTACACTACCACGTAGATAGTAAAGATATTATTTTGGCAAATGCAATCTTGGTTTTATGTGTTTTGTCGCAGACCCAAGCAAATAAGTTGCCCCATACCGTAACGCATCTATGCCGTGATTCCAGTGGTCTATAGGTACGTTAAGAGCCTTACCGTTTTTATCCGTTTTCCAACGATAGTTACGGAGTTCCTTAATTAGGTTAGTGCTTCTAACGGTTACGTTTATCTGGTACTGTTGTAACAGGTCTATGCCACTGCGTATGCTATCCACCCCCTTGTCTGCTGGTAACGCACGTACACCCATTAACTGTAACTCGTTTATGCTTTTAGGCTCTGCACTGTCGCAGATAACAACCACCTTGCTGGTGTCTGGGTCTGCCTTTATGATACGTGCAATGTCTGCGTTAGTTAGTTTGGTTTGGTATACCAACTCGTCTACATACACTGCACCGTCACTGTAACGCACGTCCAGTATCGCAGTGGGGTCGTTGGTAAATCCAAAATCTACGGCTATTACTCGTTTAGGTGTCTCTGGCATTTCGTCTGTTTGTTTCCACCTTGTAAATATCACACCCTCAAAGTAACCTACCTCGCCCTCACCAAATACTCGCCACCACGTGGGGTCGTTTTGTTTACGTGCTTCTATCTCTCGCACTATCTCACTGTCCAAATACTCGTTATTTTTATACGTAGATTTTATAAACTCAAAATCGTTGGCACTTCGTTGGCTCATAAACTCGTGTACCCAGAACTCACCAACAGGGTTAAAGTCCAGAAACGTTGTCACCTTGGTACGTACAGAGAGTTCGTCAAAACTGTGCTTGTCTACGTTGTTGCACTCGTTTATAAAAAGTATGTCCCTCCTTGCCCCCCTCATTTTACTGCTATCGTCTGCACTGAAAAACTCTACAATGCTATTACCTATGTTAAACTGGCTATTGCTTTTATTGTGCGTGTCCTTATTGTAATACCCCTCTGCCTCCAGTATCTTTTTAAAGTCTCGCATTGCCCCACGTTTAAGGTGAGGCAGTGACTCACTGCATACAGAGATTACGATACCGTCCCTTTTAATGGCTACCAGTAACAATAACTGTAGTATGCTAAACGTCTTGCTGGAACTCGTGCCACCTTGGTTAATTATAAACCGTTTGCCCTCGTTAAATGCTACAACGTTCTTTTTAAAGACACTGGTTAACTTCACAGGGTACGTGGTTTGCCGTGTGGCTTTTCCTTTTCCTTTTCCTTTTGTTTGCTCTTTTCAATGGATGCCGTGCAAATTGCGTAGGCTTGTTGCTTGGTGTAACCTTGCTCTATTAAGGAGGCTACACAGTTCTCTAACTTTTCTGGCATTACGTTAAATGTTATCTATTGCTCGTTTAGTTTCGTGGTCTGGTGCTTCAACACGTATGCTGGTTTGCAGTACCATATCCGTAGACTGCTTGGGTGAGCCACAGGCACGAGTTAGCAAAGTCTCCACACTGTACAGGCTACCCTTTTTGTAGGAGGCTACCAACGCATTTGCTACGGTTTTCTCTAACACCGTTGCCTCTGGGTTGTCGTGTACCTCTTTTAACTGGTCTATTGTCATAGATAGCATAACCAGTAAGCAGTCCGTTACCTCGCTCTGTGAGTAACCACCGTCTTTAAGTTTGCTAATGTACAGACGTGGTCTGCCCTTCAAGTTGCGTCTTGGGTCGTATCCTTTGGGGAACGGTTTAAGGTTTTCCGTTTTGGGGTTTGGGTTTCCTTTTGGCATAACTGTTAACGTTGTTTTGTTTTGTATCCGTGTACGGCTTTAAGGTATGCTATGTGCTGGGTCTTGTCTCCGTACTTCTCGTGGCACGTTCTGCATAGAGCCATTAAGTTGTCTGCGTTATCCTTTTCCTTACTGCCACCCATACCCCTTGCGTCTATGTGGTGTATATCCACTGCTCTACTGTTACAAACTTCGCACGGTATAAAGTCTGCCACGGTGTAACCGTAATACGTAAGGTATGCCTTTACGTGTTTTTTCATAGTGACCACGTGACCACCAAGGTTAGTGCTATGGCAGACAAACAGGCAACCACTACCCAGCCATACAATGTTAAATCGTCTTTAGTTAGTTTGCTCATTTAAATACGTTTCTCTGTGTATGTCGTACCACATAGAGTCCAAGTAAAGGTCTGCCAGTTCGTCCTCTCCAAGTTCCTGTAGTCGCTTGTCCTTTTTGCTCTGGACAAATAACCATACTTGGAAATCCCTTAACAGTTCCTTAAACGTTTGCTTTTCTCTGTTGGCTCTCTGTTTTTCTGTCATTTTTGGACATAAATATAACACTGTTAGAACGTAACCAGTTGCACAACGTTTACACTTTTACCAACAGGTTATATAGTGCCGTCTCTTTGTTGTTGCCTAACTTTATAAGTGCATCTATAACTTTGTCGTACTTGTCTTGTGGGTAGTTAAAGATAAGTTTTTTAGTTGCGTTCTGGTCTTGCTCCTGTTCTTCTGTTTCCATACCAGCCATAGCAGTTATGTCTAACCCCCAGTGGTCAAGGCTCATTAAGTCCCATTCGTTAGCCAGTGCATCCCAGTCCCAGTCACCGTAACCAACGTTGTCCTTTATTATAAACTCTTTTTTTTGTTCGTCAGTTAGTCCTGTGGCTACGGTTACCTCTGCCTCTTTTATGCCAAGTTCAAGCATTGCCTTGTAACGCATATTGCCACCCAGTAAAACCATATCTTCGTCCACTACCAAAGGTCGTAGGTTTAGCATCTGGGGAAACTCTTTAATAGAGTTAACCAGTTTCTTAAAATTCTTATCCTTTATAAACCGTGGGTTGTTAGGGTTAGGCTTTATGTCCTTTAACTTTTTTTTCATTGCTTCACCTTTACGTCTATGCCGTGTATGGCTAACATTAGTTTACGTTTGTAGTTGAATATCTGACCAAGTGGGGTGCTTTTGCCTTTGCCTGTAACGTATGGGTTTTTAAAGTCCAGCACCTCTACCCTACCGTCTGCATACGTTACCCTAAAGTCTGCAATGTATTTGCCTATAAGTATGCCGTTAACGGTAAGTGGGTAGGTTACCTGTCGCTCTATTACCTCTACCCTTTGTTCTGGGTCTGTGGCTTTGCGTAATGCGTTTAACAATATCCAGTACCTGTACTCACCCATAGAGTCAAACGTACCAAACTCCGTGCGTACTTTTTTTGCAAAGTACTTGTTAGGCATTTACATTAAACTCTACGGTTAAAAATCCGTGTTGTTTAAGTACGGTGATTTTACCGAACTCCACCAGTTTACGGATAACCTTAATGTTGCTACGTTCAAACGTGCCGTCTGGGTTTAAAAAGTATGCGTTTTTCTTTATCCACGTTGGCTCTGTCTGAAACAGACGGCTTCCGTTTTTCATTTTGGTAATAATGTAGGTCTGTGCCTTGCTTAACTCTTTTTGCTTTTCCATTGTTTATCGTTTATTGTTTTTACAAAAATAAAAAACGTTTTTAAAATAACAAACGTTGTAAAAAGAAAATAGGGAGGAACTTACGCACCTCCCTACTGGCAACAGAGTATAAACCAAAATGAGTAACAAAGTTAAATACTTAAACGATACTCGTGTTGGAGTTTACAAATTAAATCCAAGTCCAGCACCTTGTAAACGTTCAACGTTTCCCTATCTATGAACGTTTGCAGTTCAAAACCCTGTTGCTTAAAAAACATAAATTTACCCTTTTCCATTAAGTCCTCTCGTGGTATTAAGTAAATTGCTTTGCTTTCCTTTTCGTGTATTACCACCGTGTCAAACTTGGTAGCCACTTTTAGTACGTGATAGTTAAAACCGTATGCGTTTGCTTTCTTTAACAGGTGTATGTTTTCACTTCGCTCCACGTGAAACCGTCTAACGTTCTCCACTACCCTACCAACGTGCCGTCTATACTTTTCACTGGCTAACTTTATGTAGAGGTCTATGTGTTGCGTACCTTGCACTCTTTTACTTTCTATAAGTAAGGAGTTACCTTGTCCGTCTTCTTCCCTTATCATAGCCTTACAGTTTTATAACGTTGCACAATAGTCCAGCAGTATTACCAACGGTTACAGGCTCACATTGCACGTCACCAACTCCGTACTTTTCTGCAAACTTGTTACTGTTAACTTTTAACGCAGTAACGTTGCCACTTTTTTTAACTGTTACGTGTTGCACGTTCAGTATATAAGGCTTTAACTGTGGTGGCACTTGCTCCAGTGACTCGTAGCCTACAAGTATGAAACTTTTTTTAAATTTAGGTGACTCTGCCCAAGTTATAACGTTCCACTGTGTTAAGTTGTATACCTCTGCAATGTTAATGCTTACGTATAACGTTGTCTTGGTAACCTTAAAGGTGTTGCCTTTGGTACTGCGTTCCTTTTTGATAAAAATCAAATCTGTTAAATCAATTGTCTTGCTCATTTTCGTTTGGGGTTTTAAATTGTTTTATTGCGTTTTCAAGTTCTTTAAATGCTACGTCCCACTCATTAAACCTAACTGGGTCGTTACTGTCGTGCGTATATTCACGTTTACGCAGTTGCAGTATCTGCTCTGCCTTTTCAATTAGTTCAGTTATCCTGTTGTCCATTGTATACGGTTTTTATGTCTTGTAAAAATCCACCAAATGCGTCTCCCTCGCTACGGTCTCTGCGTACTTTTTCGTTTTGCGTATGGTACGTGTGTTGCTTTTCCCTATACTCCACCACCTCCTGTATACGCATTTCAAAAAACTGGTTAAACCAATCCAGTAACGTGTCGTAGCCGAAACCTCCGTAAAGTTTACCAAACCTCTGTTGTTTAAATGCAAGGTTGAAAAACGTTTTAAGTTCCGTAACTGACAGATGTTTTAGGTCTGGGTGTTCCGTTAAATATTGCCCCATAGTTACTATTGCCTCTGGTGTTACCATTCTGCTACTGGGCAACAGGCTTACATACGTTGCAATTGCTTCCGTTACGTGTAGCCGTATAAGGTCTGTGCCACCGTCTCGCATTATTTGCCCCACCTTTGCATCGTTGCTTGTTATGGTTAACTCTACGGACTTTTTTACACTATCACAACCCTTATCCGTTTTTAATTGCGTCTCGTAATGCGTTAGCAAGGTTAGCGACTGTTGCCCCTGTTTGGTTATTTTGTTTTGGTTTTCCATTGTAGTGCATTTTTAGTTTTTCTATTATGTTTGGTAGTTGTGAGTTTATCTGTCGCAGTTGCGTCTGGGTTTGTTGCCAGTTATCCAAGTTGCTCCAGTTGTCCAGTATGAATGTCCACAGGTCGTAACTGTTCCGTAACCCTTGCCTAACTGTGTCCACACTGTTAAGGTACTCTATGATTTCCTTTAATGCCTTGCCGTCTCCTCCATTTATTCTAAACGGTGTCCCCCTGTTCTGGATAAACTTGTGGTAAGCCTCCATAAACCGTGTGTAGTCGCTTGTAGGCTCGTTTCTACCCTCGTTTGGTATGTCTGTGCCACTTGGTGTGTCGGCTTCGTCTAATGGCTTAAAAATAGGCTTTTCTGCAACAGGGGTTTTTTTAGGGTTTTTAGTCCCCCCCATACCCCCCCTACTATCCTTAACCTTATCCTTTACCTTATCCTTATCCTTATCCTTGGGAGTTACGTAACTGTTAGGTAACAGTTCCGTTACTGTTTGGCTCTTTTCGTATAAGTTTAAGACTTCCAATAGATTATAAATTGCCAGTTGCTTACGGACTGCGTAATGTAGTTTGTTTGTTGCGTTCAAATTTCCGTATTGAAAAAAAATAAATTGAGGTAAAAACCATCGTTTGCCGTTATCTATTGGCACAATTTTGTTACCCAGATAATTTTGGGCATCGTTAACTGTTATCTGTTCGCCAATTCGCACACTTGCTACGTCCAGTTCCACGGTATAGATGCCACAGTGGTCGCATTCGCAAATTAGGTAAATGTAAAACAGTTTTAGTTTTGGTGGCAGTTCCTTAAAACTTGGGTTTTTAAAAATGCCGTTATCTAAAAATCTCTTTGCCATAGTTTTGGTTTTAATCGTTTTGGTTGAATGTTAACACGTATGTGGTGGAACTCTTTTTAACTGGTGGGTACACGTTGCATATCTCTCCTGTCTCTGGGTCTGGTACTAAAATCATATCCTTTAACTTGCGTAACAGTTCCTGTCTGTCCTTTACCTGTTTGTCTATGCTTTCTTTTTGCACCAATAACGCATCCAGTATAGGGTCTTTACAGTTCGTGTAGTCATATTTTACACCAGCCTCTCGCAGTTCCAACGTTGCCCCAAGGCTTGTGCATTTTTCGCCTTTGGCATACTTCCCAAGTTCGTCCAACAGTTCTGGCTTCAGTTGCTCCAGTGCCGTCTCTATTGCCTGTTGAAACGCACGTAAACGCACTACCTGTTTTTCCACGGCTATACCACCGTCCTCTACTGCCTTGGTTAATTGTGTTGCCAGTTCTCCAATGGTCTTGGTGGTAGGTGACCACTCGTAGCCACCTACCAAATCTGTTGCCTCGTTGCTCATAGGTTTTCGTTTTCTATAAATTCCCAAATTAGTTGCTCAATTAAATCCGTGTCCAAGTCCTCTGGCTCGTGTATTACGTTGCCCTCACTGTCGTACACGTTCACTACCTCCCAGTCCAAGTCACTGCTTGGAGGGCAACCCTCACCGTTGCTATCGTACCAATATCCTTGCTCATAACCGTATGTCGCATTTACCTCCACGGTTATAGGTGAGCCGTCTGGTGCGTCTATCTCTACCTCTATTGAAAAGTTAGTTGTCATAACCTACCTCGCTTTCCTCGTTATGGTAAATGTCCTCCAAACGTTCACCGTTTGCCTGTGCGTCCTTTTCAAGTTTTGCCAACGTTGCAAAATCCGTTTTATTCAACCTGTACTTTTTGGTTATGTCCTCTAACCGTCCACCCTCTTGAATATACCTAACGGCAGTAGCACCTCGCTCCGTTTGTTTACCAGACTTGTCTGTAAGGTTTAACCACTCCCTGTTATCTGGTGTACCTTGCTTATGCTTTATGTCGCTA